AATTTCCAATTCTTTGCTTCAAAATTTATTTCTGAATCATTTTTACCTTCGTCTTTCCATTTTTGTTTACGAATCTCCAATTGTTCTTCAATCTTTTCATAATCTGGTGTACAACCATATGAACATGTTCCTGTTACATTAAACATACTATCATCTCTTGATGTTCCTACTGAAAATTCACATGTTAATTTTATTCTTTCTCCAGGAATTTCATCTGATATTTTTGGTCGCAATCTTAAAAAATCAATATAATATTCATTATTACCTGTTGGTGGAATAAATGGCGGAAATATTTTTTTAACGGCACCATCTTCTAAAAAGTTATTTGTTACTAAATCTCTTATTTTAAAATCTTTTGTAGTAACAATTAATTCTGTATCTGTTTTATTTTCAATATCTACTTCTAATAAATAATTTTTTAGAAAATTTGTGTTTATCTCTTTTATACAAATAGGAATACAGCTTAAACGCTGTTTTACAATTTCATTATTTAATCTACTTGTATTAATAATTATATTAGCTTTATTCTCTTCATAAGGAGTTGTCTTGAAAACAACTATAGGAATATCCGATAATATTGTTCTTCTTATACCATTTACATAACTAACATCGGTATTTGAAATAGTAAATGATAATACATTATCTTCTTCTTTTATATCAGTAACTTTTGAGCCCATGGTATCTATTATATTATATTAATTATATATTTAATATATTTTTTCAATTTTTTATTTCTTATTTTATCTTTATACTGTTTAGTAAAATTATTCAAAAATAATTAGTTAAAAATATATTTGGAAAACCTAATTATAAAGTAAATGAGTAGTATATTATACTATAGCAATTATTGTGAACCTTCAAAAAAATTATTACAAACTATTACTAAAACTCAAAACGCAAAAGATATACATTTTATTTGTATTGATAAAAGAACTAAGGATCCTAGTGGAAAAACATATATTATTTTAGAAAATTCTCAAAAAATTATTATGCCTGAAAATGTAACTAGGGTTCCCGCTCTACTATTATTAAATCAAAATTATAAAGTTATTTATGGAGATGAAATATATCAACATTTAAAACCTCAGGTTCAACAAGAAATTAAGCAAGCTACTAAAAATAATATGGAACCTAGGAATTTTCAAGATGGATTTTCAGCATTTAGTGGTTTTGGTGGAGGAATAGTATCTGATAATTATAGTTTTTTGGATCAATCTGATAACGAATTAAGTGTAAAAGGGGATGGAGGGTTAAGACAAATGCACAATTATGTTTCATTAAATGAAGCTATGAATTTAAATATGCATCTACCCCAAGACGATCATGAATATAAAAGTGATAAATTAAAAGAAGGTGAAATGAGTGTTGAGTCTCTACAAAGAAAAAGAGATCAAGAAATTGCTAATATTACTTATAGATAAAGATAACCTTTAGTGTTATTTAAATAATATTTATAAAAAATATTAAATATTATTTTTGTAATTTATTATTATGGATATACCATTACCTAAAGCAAATGATTTTACTATTTATAGTAAAAGTGGTTGTATTAATTGTAACAATGTAAAGAAATTATTAAAAGATAGACTAATAAGTTATACAATTGTTGTTTGTGATGATTTTTTATTTGATGATAAAGAATATTTTTTAAATTTTATAAAAGTAAATGCCGGTCTAGATTGGAAATCATTTCCTATGGTTTTCCATGGAAAAAGATTTATTGGAGGATTTCTAGAAACAATTACTTATTTGGAGAAAATACTTGATTTTGTTTCTGATTTTTAATAATTTATAAAAATATCATTTAAAGAATAATTTTTATTTAATTTAAACGTAATGGCTACTAATTTATTGACTGTTTTTAATGACCATTTTAGTGAATTTGTAAATGATATTCAAAGTGTTTTTCCCGATGATGCTGATATTTTAACAGCAAAAAATGCTCTAATAGCTATTAGAAAAGCAAATCCTAAGTTATTAGTTAAAATTTGGGTTAAATATGTTATAACACCCTACAAAGAACAAATAGATTCAGGGAATATTAATTTTTTTATTAATAAAGATTATTCTAATGATTTAGTTAAAAATGATAATGCTGATAAAATTATGGAATCTATAGATCGTTTAAGAAATCCTGTAAAACAAATGTCACCAGATAATCAAGCAAAAACTATGAAATATATTCAAAATTTATCTAAATTAGCATTAATGATTCCTTAATAAAATCTATTATAATATATATATATATATGAGTTGCGTAAGTAATGAAAAAGTTAAAATAAGTTGTACTATGTGGAATTCTGTAACTGAAGAAGGTTCTTATATATTTCCTGAATTTAACGATGAATTGAGCGACAGAGTTTATGATACAAATGGCGTTGGATTAGCTATTAGTGGAGGTGGTTCTATTGCGTATATAGCAGCAATTGGATATTTACGCGCGTTACATAAACTAACTATAAAAAATAAAAGCTTGTATGATTCAACTCAATTTATTTCTAGTGTATCAGGTGGATCATGGTTTTCTGGAACATATTTATTTGCTAATAAAAATTATAATAGTAAATTACTATTAGGAAACAATATTCATCCATCAGAAATAACAACTAAATCATTAAACGAAGTAAATTTTACAATTACGAATAACGAAAATAAATTTCTTGGTGCTAGAGCTTTAGATTTTTTTATATTACCTAAAATGATTGAATTGATTAAGAATGGTTCCCCTTTGGAGAAAGCTTGGATAAATACTATAAGTGAACAATTTTTAAAACCGTATAATCTTCATGGAAAATCTGTATCATTAAATAAAAAAGAATCTGAAAAAATATTTTATAAAAATAATATTCAAACAATTATTCCAAAATCAAATTCACCTTTCTGGATTTGTAATAGTTCATTATTTTATTCTCCTATAATATCAGAAGGTATTACTGGAACCATATTTACTCCACTTTATAGTGGTTTACCTCAAATATTAGGGTCAAACTTAAATAGTAGTTTAATTGGTGGGATTTATACAGAAAGTATTGGTTTTAATAGTCAATGGCCAATTTATATTAAAGAAAATTTGGCACATTTATTTGTAATTATATCTTTAACGATACTTCAAATAATTAATGACATTTCTAATAATAATAATTTCAATGAACTAATTTGTAAAGAAAATCATGAATTTTACAAATTTAATGGTAATGGTGACTTTATAAGCGGTAGCGAAACTATTGTTAAAATAGAAAAATCAAAATTGTTAACTTTAGGAGATATGATTGGTTCTAGTTCTGCTATATATGTAGGATATGTATATGATATTGATAATGATATAGGACTTTCAAAATATGGAATTTTGGATGATTTTAATCCTCGTTATAATATTTTATGTTCTAAATTACCAAAACAAAGTAAAATATCTATGTTTGGCGATGGAGCATATGCTAATAATCTTGGAATTATTTCATTAGCAGCAAGAAATATAAAAAAAATTATTTGTTTTGATACAGATATAAATGATAATTATAGGTCTAATTATTATAATAATAATGATAATGTTCAAAATATAAATCAGGATAATTCGTCATTTAGTTTATCAAATTTATTTCCATTATTTGGTATAGATAATCAGACTTCTACTTCCATATCTGGATCAAATCAAAACGCAAGACAAATTTTTCCTAGTAAATCGTGGGAAGATGTAAAATTACAATTTTTGAATAATAAGAAAAAAGGTGGGGCAACTTATGCTAGATTAAAAGTCAATATATTACCTAATAAACAATATGGTGTAAAAGGAAACTACGTTGTAGATTTATGTGTTATTTTATTACAACCATCAACCATTTTTAATTCGTTAATTCCAAAAGAAATTTCTAATACTTTTTCTGACTTAACAGGAAGGTTTCCAAATTTTCCTAATTATCCTATATTATATACCAATAAAGATGAAATTGTAAATTTTACAAAAGAACAAATAAATTTATTACATTGTTATTGCGAATGGTGTATTACTAGTACATATTTAAAAGATGTTATAATTGATATGTACAGTAATTGATAAAATTATATCTTAGATTCTTTTATTTATATAATAAATTAAAAAAATCATATAAATATTGGAATGTATTTATATTATTAAATGAGAGCTAATCATAAAATAAATAATATTTTAACTAATATTACAAAAAATTTAAAATTTGATAAAAAAAACAAAATTATTTGTAATGATTGTATTTATTATGTTGCGCCATTTTTTGTAAACAATGATTCTCCTAAAGAAGATTTTTCTAGATGTCGCAAAATTATGTATAAAAATATTGATACTGGAGCTATTGATCTATCATTTACTCAAATGAATAGACAATTTGAACATTTATGCGGTCAAAACGCTCAATATAAAAAAACTAATTATGTTAATTCTTCAATAGATAAAGAATCCATAATAATACATCCAATAAAACTAGACTAATATATTTTTATTTTTTTTATACATTTTCAGTAAGAAAATACAAAATAAAAATATATGTTAAATATACAAAATAATGGCTTCCGAAGGAATTATTGAATTAAAGAATGGTGAAATTGAAATACTATTAAATTTATCATCTAAAATTACGGCTAATCCATATTTACAAACAGAATTATTGATATTTATTATGATAAACGCATTTCTCATATATTACAACCTGGGGAAATTATTTTAATTGATAATTTACGTGCGGTTCACGGACGATCGCCATTTTTAGTTAATTATCGGTACAATTATTTTATTTTTTTTGTTACCATAAATGGTAATAAAAAAAGTATTATATATTTGGTGGTATTTTTTTCAGTAACAAATTTTTTCCAAAAAGTAAAAAGGAAAATGGATTTTGGACATTTTAAAAATGTCCATTTTTGAAAATCCCAAAAAAGTTATAACGAAGTAAAGAAAAAGACCCTCTGAAACCAAGTTTGTTACGTAAATGCTCTAAATTCCGAAAAAAACACGTTTCAAATTGTCACGATAAAAAATTATATATTTTTGAATAACTATTTAGGGGTTTTTTTTATTATCCTATTATAGGATAATTATGTTTACCCCAAATTCCGCCACTTTTTTATGTAAATTTTGTAACTTTATAACGTCTAATAAAAAAGATTACTCCAGACACAACTTGACTCGTAAACACTTTGTCAATGCGGGGTTATCCATTATGGATAAAAAAAAACCCTAAACCATAAATGCGAATGCGGAAATAGTTATTCATACCATTCTGGTCTTATTAAGCATAAACAAAAATGTAAATTACTTAAAAAAGAACCAATTTCTGAAATTGGTTGTAATTCCCAAATTACACCAGAATTAATTATTGATTTAATTCATCAAAATAAAGAATTACAACAAACTCTAATAGATCAAAATAAAACTATCCTGGAATTAGCTCAAAAAGCTGGTAATAATAATAATAGTAACAATAATAACAAAACATTCAATTTACAAGTTTTTTTAAATGAAACATGTAAAGATGCTATTAATTTATCTGATTTTGTTAATCAAATTCAAGTTTCTATTAATGATTTAGAAGAAACTGGGACACTTGGTTATGCTGAGGGAATTAGTAAAGTATTTTATAAATACTTTACAAAAAACTTAAATGACATTGATTATTCTAACAGACCGATTCATTGTTCGGATTCAAAAAGAGAAACACTTTATATTAAAGATGATAATCAATGGACAAAAGATGATGAACAAAAAACCAATCTAACAAAGGCCATAAAACAAGTTGCTAATAAAAATATAAAAAAAATAAGTGAATGGCAACAATTGAACCCTGAATACAATAACCCAGATTCAAAACAAAATGATAAATATATGAAAATAGTATTAAATTCAATGTCAGGAACAACAAAAGAAGAAGCTGATAAAAATTATGAAAAAATTGTTAAAAATATTGCCAAAGAAGTTGTAATTGAAAAATAATATATATTCAAATTAGTTTAATTTAAATATATATCTTTTATTAGAATTATATCAATGGAAGAAAAACCAAAATCACCTGAAGATTTAAACCCTCCACCAGAATTTAATAAAGTTATTAATGATTTTATATCTGATATTTTGATTACTTTTCCAGAATATTCAGGAATTATTGCCAAATGGTGGAATAGAGATTCTTCTTCAGAAGAAAGTCAAAAAAAAGAAACATTATTTGTATTTAGACATTGTGTTAAAATCTTTCCTGAACGTTTTTTTGATATTTTATATAAAAATTGTGATATGTTTTCACAAGAATCTGAAGTAAATACCGAATTTTTACCTGGAATTGTATTCAAACAATTATGGAGTTGTGATATTAGTGATAATACTAGAGATACTATTTGGAAATATTTACAACTTATTCTTTTTTCTGTAATTGGTTGTGTTCACAATAGTTCTGAACTAGGAGATACAGCAAAATTATTTGAATCTATTAATGAAGAAGAATTAAAAAATAAATTACAGGAAACATTGGAAAATATGCAAAATATGTTTGAACAAAAAGGAGAAGAAGGAGATGGCGAAGGAGATCAACAAATTCCTTCAATGCCAAATGCCGAACAACTTCATGAACATATAAACTCTATGATGGGTGGAAAATTAGGTAAATTAGCTATGGAATTAGCAGAAGAAACTGCGCAAGATTTGAATTTAGATTTACAAGATAATGGTGATCCAAAAGATGTGTTTCAAAAATTATTTAAAAATCCAGGTAAAATGATGAATATGGTAAAAAATATTGGTTCAAAAATTGATGACAAAATTAAATCTGGTGAAATCAAAGAATCTGAATTAATGAAAGAAGGTATGGAATTATTGTCTAAAATGAA